CTGAGCGACCGTGCCTGGTTGGCCGACACTGTGCTCAACGTGCTGAACGGTGTGGTCGATAAAGGGATTGGGGATAACTGATTTGACTGACACCCTGCGCGACAAGATCGCGGCGGTTCCGGCAGGACACCACACCGACTGCGACGGATCATTCCTCCAGTGCGAGTGCGACGCCCGCTGGCGCAGCATCCACGCATGGGCCGACCACGCCGCCGACGCGCTGGTCGCGGAGTTGGGCACCATCCCCGACCGCACCCACATCGACGACAAAGGGCGGCTGTGGGAATGGTGCGGAGGAGAGCCAGGGACGTGGGCGTGGCGCATCACCAATCTAGGGAAACAATGACTGACTACCTACGCGGATTGCTGGAAAACCCGCACTGCTGCCTGTGCCACAAACGATTCGAGCGAGGTGACTACGCACAGGGCCGACCAAATGACTCGCCGCCATCCTGGTGGCACCGCGACTGCAACAACCCAAAAGGATTGCCGACCCGTGAACGCTGACCTGCGCGACACACAACGCTGACCAGCACAAACACCATTAGCCGCGCGCCGCTGTGCTATCGTGGCCGCAAAACTGCCAGTCCACGACCCTGCGCGAAAACTGGCCACGCCCGGACGCATCAGCGCCGGGCGTTCGTCATTCCAGGACACACCCATGCTGATCGAGACCATCGACGCCCGCATCAGCCGCGCACTCACCCGGCTACGACAAGCCCGATTCGACGGCCGCCACGACCTCATCGCCGATCGCGAACGCGCCCTCGACGCACTGCTCGACCTACGCCTACGGGAAGCCCACCAACCATGCCCACCAACACCACCATCGTCGACCTGATCGCCGCCAAACTCCCCGAACTCACACACCCCGGCGACGGCAGCGGCGCCATCGCACTACCCGTCGCCCAATTCCGCACCGCCGGAATGCCACCCGGCATGGCCGAGCAATTCGCCAAAGACGCCGGCTACCCCCACGCCGACATCACCCGCCTCGTCGCCGAAGCCATCGTGCACCTCATCGAGACCGACGGCCACGCCACCATCGTCGACAACACCCAGCTGGCCGACATGCGTGCAGCCACCGCGGCCGCCGAGCCCCGGCGCAACCGCCACGTCAAAGTCCGCTGCCACTGCGGCACCCAACTGTTCACCGCCAACATCAGGAACTTCGACACCGACACCGCCAGCATCGCCGGCCCCGAGCTCATCAAAGCCATGCGGCAATTCGGCACCGAATGCGCCACCGGACACAAGCCCCGCTGATGGCACACCTGCAGATCTACGTCGACGGCAAAGCCACCTACGACGGCCACGTCGACGACATCGTGCTACCCGCCGACCCCGCCGAATACCCCACCATCCTGCGGCCACAACCCGGCCAGGCACCAACACCACTGGCCCGCATCACCATGCTCACCGCACTCGTCGAACTCATGCGCCGCACAATGGAATCCCCACTACTGCAGCCCATCGACGTCGACATCCAAACCCACGGCATGGGACGGGTCAGCATCGCCGCCGCCCTGCAGCTGCCCGACGGCCAGATCGTCTGATGCCCAGCAAGGGCAACACCACACAGCGCGGCTACGGCCACAGCCACCAGGCGCTGCGCAAGCGACTAGAACCCGACGTCGCCGCCGGCCGCGCCACCTGCTGGCGCTGCGGGCTCGCCATCGAGCCCGGCGACAAGTGGGATCTCGGCCACGACGACGACGACCGCACCCGCTACCGCGGACCTGAGCATGTCCGGTGCAACCGCGCCACCTCCGGCCGCGGCGCCGCACTGGCCACCGGCTTCGGCCCGCCGGTCGACACCAGCCGAGCCTGGTAGCCAGCTAACACGCAGCCGGTTGCGCAGGCCGCCTGGCGGCCAGGTAGTCGGCACGTCGGATGTCAGACAGCGGCAAGCGGCGCGCATCGCCGCAGGTAGGGGGGCGGTCGCGGGTCGTGGTGGGGGGGCGAAGTGACCCCGCGGACGTTGCAGCCATTTCCCTCCCGCACTTTCAGCAAAAGGTAACGAGGGCCCACCATGACCAAGACCTGCGAGATCTGCAAAACCGAGTTTGACTCCCAGCGCCACTACGCCCGGTTTTGCTCCGGCCGCTGCCGGGCCCGCGCCCACCGCGCCGGCATCTCCCAGCCGCGGCCCGGGTCGAAGAAAAAGCCCAAACCGGAGCCCAAAAAGCGGGAACCGGTCAACCCCGACGGCCTGCTGGAGGCGGTGCGGGCCGAGCTCGACGCCGCCGGAGTGACCCGCACCGCCGCCGGCCAGCACGCCCTGGAGCTGGCCAGCAGAATCGTCAACGCCACCGCCCTGAACACCGGCGTGGCCGCAATGTCCAAGCAGCTGCAGTCGGTGATGGCCGATGCGCTCGGCCCGGCCGACGCCGCCAAGGCCGCCCCGATGAATCCGCTCGACGAGCTCAAGGCCCGACGTGACCGCAAGCGTTCAGCTCACTGAGCCGTTCGTCGCCAACATTCCGGCCTACCAGCACACCCTCGGGCCCGAGGTGGCCGAGCTGTGCGAGATCGCCGGGTTCACACCCGATCCCGAGCAGCGGCTGTGCCTCGACGCGATGTTCGCCCTCGGCCCGGACGGGCGCCGGCCGGCGGCCTTCGAGTTCGCGGTGATCTGCCCGCGGCAGAACATGAAGACCGGCCTGATGAAGATGGCGGCGCTGGGCTGGCTGTTCGTCACCGACCAGGAGCTGATCGTCTGGTCGGCGCACGAGATGGACACCACCCGGGAGGCGTTTCGCGATCTGGTCAACCTGATCGAGGACACCCCGATCCTGGCTGACCGTCTGGCGCCGGGCCCGACCCGCGGCATTCACCGCGGCAACGGCGTGGAGGCGATCGAGCTGGCTCCGAGCGCGGCGTGCCCGTCCGGGCAGCGCATCCGGTTCCGGGCCCGCACGAACGCCGGCGGCCGCGGGCTGTCCGGTGACAAGGTGATCCTCGACGAGGCGTTCGCGTTGAAGCCGGAGCACATGGGTTCGCTGATGCCGACGCTGTCGACGCGGCCGGAGGCCCAGATCGTCTACGGGTCGTCGGCGTGCCGCGCTAACTCCGATGTGCTGCGCGGGATCGTGGAGCGCGGCCAGTCGGCGGATGCGAAACGTCGGGAGCGGCTGGCTTATCTGGAGTGGGCGGCCCCGGAGGGGATCTGCGAGGACTCCGACTGCCCGCACCATGTCGGCTATCCGGGCTGCGCGATGGACGACCCGCACTGGATCGGCCAGGCCAATCCGCAGGCGGGCCGGCGGATCTCGTGGGAGTACCTGCACGGCGAACGCCAGGGCCTCGACGCCGCCGAGTTCGGTCGGGAACGCATGGGCTGGCACGACAAGCCGATGGTCGAGGAGGGCCCGCTGATCTCCCGGGAGATGTGGGCGGGCCTGGCCGACCCGGACTCGGCGCCGTCGGGCCGGGTCAGTTTCGGCGTGTACGTCAACCGTCTGCAGACCCACGGCGCGATCGGCGTGGCGGGGATGCGCGCCGACGGCAAGATCCATGTCGGCATCGTGCCGGCGGCCCGCGGCGGCCAGATCGACAGCCTGCCGGGCGTCACCTGGATCGCGCCGCGGATGAAGCAACTGGCCGACGACTGGAAGCCGCTGTGCTGGGTGATTGACGACCGTTCGGCGGCAGGCACCCTGGTGCCTGACATCAACGCCCTCGGCGTGCAGGTGGAGAACGTGACCGCGCCGGATGTGGCGCGGGCGTGCATGAGTTTGCACGCCAAGATCGTCGAGGGGACCATCGCCCACCGCAACGCCAAACCGCTGGCCGATTCGGTGACGGCGGGAAAGATGCGCGATTTGGCCGACGGCTGGGCGTGGGATCGCAAGGATGCCCGGGCCGACATCGTGCAGCTGATGGCCATCACTTTGGCTGTGCACGGTTTGGCCACCGCGCCGCCACCGACTGACGTTTGGAGTTTCTACTCGTGACCGCACCTCAAGCCGTGTTCACTGTCGCCGCTGCGGCGGTCGCGGTGTCCATCGCGCTGGTGGTGGCCGGTGTGGCCGTGCTGGCTGGGCCTGGCTGGGCGTTGGTCGCCGCCGGGGCCCTGGTCGGCCCGTGCACGGTCGGCGCGGCCGCTGTTCTGCTGCGTGACGGCGGTGAGACCGGATGAGTTTGCTCGACCGCATCACCGCAGGGCGCACTCCGGCGAGAATGACGCTGGATGATTACGGGCAGCTGTTCAACTCGTACACCTACGGGTTGAACTTCGGCCAGCCTCCGACCATGTTTCAGACGTTGGCCGGGTCGCGCACCGAGCGGCCGTCGAACACGTTCGAGGGGCTTGCAGCGCAAGCGTTCGCGGCGAACGGCGTGGTGTTCGCGTGCATGATGGTCCGCCAGCTCGTGTTCTCCAGCATCAGGTTTCAGTTTCAGCGGTTCGTCAACGGAAAGCCGTCGGAGACGTTCGGCGATCGAACACTGAGCGTGCTGGAGCGGCCGTGGCCGGGCGGAACGACTCAGGATCTGCTGTCGCGGATGATTCAGGATGCCGACCTGGCGGGCAACTCCTACTGGGTCCGCGACGGCGACGAGCTGGTCAGGTTGCGGCCGGACTGGGTGCAGATCGTCGGAGTCCCCAGGTCGATGGACAAGCAGTCCGGCGGGCGGGGCGCTGGGCAGGTCGGCTGGAAGAAGGCCGGCTACATCTACACCGAGGGTGGTATCGGCAACGGCGACGGCGTGCCGTTCACCGTCGACGAGGTGGTGCACTTCGCGCCGACGCCGGACCCGCTGGCCGTGTTCGCCGGCATGTCGTGGATTACCCCTGTGCTCCGTGAGCTTCAAGCCGATCAGGCCATGACAAAGCACCAGTCGAAGTTTTTCGA